CTTCGCTATGTATTCTGTTGTCAGTAAAAATAAATTGACAATTACCAGCGAACTCGTGTTGTATTGAAATCATGTTAGAGAATACCCAACTCAGTTTTGGCGCTCTTCTACCTTTTGTAAAAATAGCTTCCTTTTCAATTGTTTTTATTGGTTTTTCTATAACTATATACATATAACTATCAAGCTCTACGCATCTTTTCATTTCTTTTCTAAATCTATCAACCTGCCCCCCAAAGGTAGATAAAAAATCGCCAGAACTCTTTCTATCTACGAATGTATTAGAAAAATCCTTACCACCTAATGTATAATCTCCAAAATCTAATTTTAAAATTTGGGATTTGGGAAATTCTAATGGCTGCTGCTCTCTAGTATCGATTAATACTTCGACATCAATATCTTCCTTAAACTCTTTAGGCATGCCTTTATAAAATATTGGCTCAACTCCCATCACGTCACAAGCTTTTGTATATGTACCAAAATGCTCCTTAAAAACATCCAGGTCTGGTAATTGTCTTTTTAAAAGCTCAAGATGGAACGGAGCATTTTTATAATTCTTTTGTTTGATTCTCCTTTTGGCTAATTCAATTATATATTCTTTAACTTCTTTAGGATCGGATTTTTTGCACCAAGCAACTAATTGAGATCTATTAATAAAATCATTCTCAAAATACTCCTCCTTCTTCTTGAACGGTAGAGGGTTACCATTAAGTTTGTTGAAACGCGGGTAGTGTTTTACATAATAATCTGCCACATAAATTTTATGAGCTTTAAGGTGACCATGTAGGGATTTTTCAGAAGTAAATTCTGATCCGCATTCCTTGCATTTATAAGACATCTTCGATACCAATTCCCAAAACTCTAGCTTTCCACGCAGACATCCCCTCTAGACGTTTGGCTTCCTTTTTGATTACTTGTTTTTGCATTTCGGCTATCTTGACCATATTTTTTCTTTCCTCTTCTTCTTGAAATAATTGGACAATAGATAGAAATGATGCTGTGTCCTTTTGTTGGTTTGCTAAACGCGTACCACGGTCACCCTGGAGCTTCTTTGTTAGATTTTCGATACGAGTCTCGCATTGATGATATTCGGAACTTTTGGCTTTGATAATTTCCGCTAAACGGACAGTCATTTCATCTTGGTGACCAGCATCCTCAAACATCTCGTTTAATTTTTGCAAATGACCAGTAATTAACTCTAAGTTAATAATTTCCTTGCCCACATTCATATATAAATTAAGTTCGTCAGCAGTTAGGTCTGGCTTGTCCCAAGTAAGTCGTATAAATTCTTGCTCGAATAACTCTTTGTCTCTGGGGCTGATATAATTATTAACAATAGCGACAAATCTAGAGTTACTAAGATTTATCCGCAGTTTATCACAACAAGTGCGTGCTGCCCTAGATAGCTTTCCCTCTTCCAACCCGACACCAGTTGAGTCATTAATCTTTTTAATTAATCTGGAGATGGCTTGTGGTGCAATATAGTTTCCAGAGGAATCTTGGCCTTTTTCTTTTTCTTCTTCTCTTTCTTGGTTAACCAACTCATTAATAACACGCCACTCCTTAGAAAGTCTTTTTACTGGTTCTTTAAAAACAATATCAGCGATCTCTGATGTGTTCATCCCATCTCTTTTAAACTCTTCTATTTCAGATAACTGTTCTTTGGTGAGGGTTATATCGCTCGCCTTATCATGTTTTGTGGTTTTGGTTTTATAACCATTTTTGGCTAGAAATTTCGTGACAGTTCTGCCTTCCTTGGAGCGTCCGTCAAGATTTTCGTCTGCAAAAACGGTTCTAGTAATGTTTATAATATTAGGGTCAGTTTTAAAACTTTCTAAAATTAAGTTTTTTTGATCTTCGGACAATTGAATCATAAAATATCCTTTTCTTTTATTATTTCTCTAGCTTTTTCCTGAAAAATTTTCTTAAGATTTTTGATTTGTTTATACCCAGCAGAGCGTTTTCGTTCATTTGTTTTAAAACCTAGATATTTAGCCACATCCTCTTCGCTATTGTTATTAATAAACAACATCTTAAAAGCGTTAAAATGTCTAACGCTTAAATGCGGTCTCATTTCGTTGGCGAGTTTTGTTGCAGCTTTCTCTAAGTCTAAAAAATTATCTTGATGCTCTCCCACCTCATAAATATGATTTTCCATTGTGACTGCTAATTTTATATCGTATGCCGCTTTCTTTTTTTTAGACCACGCTTTATACTCTTCACAAGAGCTGTCTTGAATGCCGCTTTTATTTTGGGCGCAACCATCTCCACCATTATTAAACTTGCACCTCAAGCACGGTCTAACAAAATTTCCATAATAGTTTCTTAGTAAGTTTTTAAATTGATTAGAGACGACCCTATTCAACCAAGGTTCAACAGGTTTAGATTGATCCCACAGATGCCATTTTTTATATATGTGAGTCATGATGATCTGTTTAATATCATCATAATCTATATAAGCTACAGCATCTAAATCCCACTTTGATCTTTTTCTTTCTAACGCTTCTTCGATTTCTTTAATTTTTTCTCCAAAAGAATACATTATAGATCATTTATGTCTCTAACTGTTTTTTGTCGCCTCTTGGGGCTTTGATTTCCCCCGATAGAGCCTATGGTTTGCTGAAAGCTTGCCCCAAAATCTTCAATCTCATATTCTAGCTTAGAGATATTGGGGATAAAATTAGCGTCAGTATAACCATCTGCATCTTCCACAGATTTTGCTACCACACTTTTGGTAGTGGTTTCGGTCTTAGCTTTTTTTTCCCCCGATATCGCAGTGCCGCAACTCGGACAAAAATTGGGAGGGGTGAATTTATATTCTAGTTTAGTTCCACAATCAAAACAAAATTTAGTCATACTCCATTATAAAGTAAAACATAATTTTTTAAATTTTAATTTTTTTCTAACTTAGAAACAATAAATTTAAGTATTTCACTTCTCTTGATATCCTCTACCCCAAATCTTGTACAATGAATTCCATTATCCTTAGATTCTTGATCGTCAAAAGCATCAAAGATACTAGAAAATCCACTATTGCGGATATCACTTTGCATCATATCGCCACAAATAATAATCTTAGAATCTTCGCCTATTCTTGTTAGGACAGTCATAAGCTCATTATAACAAAAATTCTGAGCCTCGTCTATAATAACTATTGTGTCGTTCCAATTAGAACCTCTGACAAAATTAACAGGCATACATTGAAAAAGATTTTTTTCTTTAAGTATTTTGATTTCCGAAGGCTGGACCATTTCTTCGAGTTTGTCGTAAAATGGGCTAGCGAACACACCGAACTTCTCATCAATAGATCCAGGGAGCGACCCAAGGCTCTTTTGAGAGCTTTCAGCTATACTTCTGATGTACAGAATATCTTTTTCAAGGTCTGCGTCCATCATCATCTGCAAGGCTGAATACACAGCCATGTAGGTTTTTGCGGTTCCAGCAGGTCCAGCCAAAAACATTAATTTTGTTTCTGGGTCTAAAGCTGTTTTTAAAAAATCAACCTGGTTTTGAGTAAATTTAAATTTACGTTCCTTGAATCTAATCTTGTGACTCAATTGTTTGAATTCTAGTTTCGACATTCATATAATATTACACTTTTACTCTATCCTAAGTACTGCCCAAGAGTGAATTCTAATATAAAGATCCGAAAACCCATTATAGAAAAATATAGAATCAGGTTGGCTACTATCCATGAAAGCCTCCGTTAGCACCCTGTTCGGTTCGCTGTCAAGCGCAAAGTCTACATTATAAAGACGGAGATCTTCCTGTCTGTCACTGGGATCCCCCATTCGGAGCGATTCTTTACTTATGTCCTTGCCATTAATGATGTTTCTTAAGTTTTCCGTGCTGGCGTCGGAAATTCTGCAACCAGCAGCGTATTGATGGTTTCTGCGGGGTCTATTAGCTATTGGTTCAAATGGTGGCGATTCGTAAAAAAACGGATTTACTCGATAACCTGGACGATTGGCTCCAAGAACATTCAGGTCCGCTCTGGTAATTTCTAAGCCCCAAAATGACGCATAATCTCCTGACGCGTTGGGGTCTATACCCGAGCCTGAAGCTTCGTAGTAAGGGTTCGCTAATCCGTATGTTCTTGGGGCAATATAGCCAGCAGTTGTGGTGATTGTAGGAATCGCATCCGCTTGTCTGCCTCTGGCACTCAAAATTTCTTCGCTACCTGTTACCCACACTAATTTATGTTTACCATTAACACCGACATCATCTGGTTCAATGAAATTTGAGTTTGGAATTGGTTGAGTTGAATATAGTTTGTTTAAATAACGTTGGGCGTCGACCCCCGTACTATTGCTAAAATCTATAGCGTTACCCTGCCATCCGATGAATCCAGAACAATCGGGATCAAAAGGTAAACTCTTAACATCGTTGTCTCTCATAATCCCAAAAAAAGAATTAGAAACATTTGTGATACCACCAGCGTCGTATCTCATAACACCAGTCCCGTTTGTTGTGTCTGTTATCGGTGTATTGTACTTAGCGTCAGAACTTGAGCTTAGCCCTGTTGTGCTGGTAAAACTCCAGATTGCGGCTAATCTAATTTTAGTCCAATCCTTACCAAAAGAAAATGGAACCTGGTAAGCTGTATAAGGTTCTAAAACTAAACATTTTTCGCCCGTACCTTGATATAATGTATCCTCTATTTGTTTATTATAAATAATCCCTGCCATATGAATTATTACACTTTATTTGATTGATATGACCACCCAAGAGTGAATTCTTATATTAATATCGTCAAACCCATTATATAAAAACAAAGAATTTGGCAGATTGTTTTGGTTAAATTCAGAATTAACTGCTGGATTATAAATTGGGGCCGCTGGGTTATCAAGGTTTATTTTATTTTCAACCGCGGTTGGAGTCTCGTTTTTGAGAAAGCCTCCATAAACTATTTTTTTTATGTTTTCTTTACTTAAATTATTTATTTTACAATTCGGGTTATACTGATCGTTTAAAACAGTAACACCGTCTTCCAAAAAAAGACTTGAATCATTATAGTATAAAGGCAGGACCTCATACGAGTGTTTGTTGGAGCGGTTTACAACATTTACTTCGATGCCCCAAAATGACGCAAAATTTTCTTCTCCCTCTGGACTAATGCCAGAAGGGTTAGGGTTTTTTAATCCATATATCCTTGGAGCAATCGAGCCTACAGAACCGTTGGCGGTATACACAGCCTGACTATCTACTACCGATTCGCGACCAGTAGACCAAATAAAATTACTTGGGTTAATATTTATGCCACTATAATTCAAATCACTTGATATGCCAGTGTCTCCTAATTTATTAAGGACCCCAGAAGTGTCATTTGTTACGTTAGACAAATACAATACATTACCCCTCCATCCTACGAAATCACTAAAATTACCGCGCGCGACAGGCTGTTTTTTAGATATTCCAAAAAAAGAATATTCCTTTAACACAGCGTGATCATCAAACTCTTCTCGTGGGTTAATTTGTACTACTCCAGTGCTATCTGTATAGTCTGAAATCGGCGTATTATATTGGCCGTCGGCATCCACCGAATCGCCTGTTGTAGAGGTCCAACTCCAAATAACACACAACCTCATTCTATCCCAGGTCGCAAACGGAAACGGGACCTGATAAGCTTTTTTAGGTTCTAGTATGAAACATTTATCACCCGTGCCTTGGTCGAATGTTTCTTCTGTTTTTTTATCATAAATTATCGCTGGCATTTTTTAATCTATTTTTAAAACCGTCCAAGAATGTATCCTTACGTTAAGGTCTAAAAACCCATTGTAAAAAAATACAGAATTAGGTAAGTTGGCACTTTTAAATTCATCAGCGGAGCCTGAGTAGGGTATACTCAGATTAGGTGTCCTTTGTTTATCTGCACGGTTGTATACAAATTTTGATAAAGATTTGCCATTCACAATGTCTCTTAAATTTTCTTTGCTTGGATTTGTAATCCTGCTATCGGGAGAATATTGCCAATTAACTGTCCCGCTTGAGTTATTACCATTAAAATCATTATAATAATAAGGTTGCACTTTATATTCATCTTTAGAATAGATGCCGTTTTCAAAACGCTTATATTTGTATTCCAAGCCCCAAAATGATGCATAATTTCCTGACGCGCTCGGGTCTATGCCCGAGCCTGAAGCTTCGTAGAAAGGGTTCGCTAATCCGTATGTTCTTGGGGCTATAGGCTGTATTGTGCCATTATTACCAGGGAACCAACCAACAGCGCCTGCCCGCTCTGCCCAATCTGTTATTAATGTTGAACCGCTCCTCGTCCAAACAAGTGGGGATTGGTAGGATGTGCCGTTGTTGGCTTGTAAGCAGTTCGCTTTATCTCTACCGTAACGACTATCTTCACCAAAGTAATCCTCAGCTCTGTTTGAAAAATCTATTCTATTACCTTTCCAACCTACGAATCCAGGACATTCAGAATTCATAGGTAGTCGGTTGTTTCCACTATCCCTCATAATACCAAACCAAGAACTTGAAAAATCAGAAGCTCCCCCAGAGTCATACCTCACAATGCCAGTACCACTTAATGTATAGTCTGAAATCGGTGTATTGTAAAGAGTGTCGTCGCTTGCATTCCCTCCAGTGGTCGAAGTCCAACTCCAGATTACACCCAGTCTCATTGTATTCCAATCTGAGCCAAAATTAAACGGCACTTGGTAAGCGGTACGTGGACCTAATATAAAAGACTTATCACCAGTCCCTTGATCTGATGTATTGATGATTTTCTTATTGTAAATAATATTTTCCATTATGAAATTCTAATTGCAATCCAGGAGTGTATTCTGACATTTAAATCTGCAAATCCATTATAAAAATACACAGAATCTGGTTGATGGTTAACTCTGAACGGGTTATTCGGATCATTTATATCGTATTTACCAAACGGGTAGGTTGAGAAATCTGTTGTATCTACGCGGTAGTTATCATCATCCCGCAAGATTGACACGAGATTACTCCTGTAAGTGGGGCGGCTTTGTACCCCAGCACCGTTAATTATATTTGTTAATTGTTCTACGCTGGGATTTGATATCCTACACCCACTGGCGTATTGGAAATTACCCCCATCTGGGACGCCTGAAATTGGGGTCCAGTCGCCTCTACCGTAAGGTTCGAAAGTAGTATAATTTAAAGCTTCATTCTTATACAGGGGTTTAACTTCAAATTCGTTATACCTGTTTTCATATGGTGGGTGAACGCTCCTCTTTACATCCAAACCCCAAAATGACGCAAAATTTTCTTCACCTTCTGGACTAATTCCAGAAGGATTTGGGTTTTTCTCTGCATATATTCTAGGAGCTATATTTGCTTTGTCATTGAAGCTGGATCTTGCGTGGGCGCCTACATAATCCATCCTGCTAACACTATTCCATTTGTTGCCCTTGATCCAATGAAGCTCTGGTCTAACTCTTCGTACGCCATAGGAGTCGTATTCTTTAACGCCTAAAGTATTACTGTTGTGTATATCATAAACGCCCGAACCCGTGGACATTTCAACCATATGACCCTTCCAACCTAAAAAACCAGACCGCTCCACATTACCTGGGACAGTTGAAGTTTGCCCACTTTTAGAAATTCCAAAAAAACAATTTGTTTCTGGTATAATACCCCCATAATCAAATTCCATTGTATCGGAAGCATTTCCTGAATGAGTAACTGGCGTATTATATCTAGTGTCGTCGCTTGTGTCCTCTCCAGTGGTCGAAGTCCAACTCCAGATTACACCCAATCTTATTTGATTCCAGTCTCTACCCCATGTAAACGGAGCTTCGTAAGAAGTATAGGGTTCTAATACTAAACACTTATCCCCAGTCCCTTGTTCTACTGTATCACTTATTTTCTTATTGTAAACCACCCCATTCATAATTTATGTTACACTTTTATTTTACTTTTACGACTGCGTGAGAATGTATTCTCATATTCAAACCAGTGAACGAATTATAAAAAAACAAAGCATTTGGCGTATAAGTTTCATTAAGAAGATCAAGATCCTCCTGACTGCGAGAATATGACTGGAACGGGGTTCTGTCTGAAGATCTATATCTTGGGATTGGGTAAAGCCCAGACTGCAAACCATTACCATCAAGAATATTAAGTAAAGAGTTTGAACCACAATCAGTTATCTTACAACCGCTCGAATATTGATGATTCCCACCGCCATTTTCAAAGCTTTCAAATAACGGGTTATAATAAAAAGGGACAGCACTATACTGCCATTTTCCGCTAGGACTTAACCCGTTAACAACTTTTTTTTCAATTTGCAAGCCCCAAAAAGAAGCAAAATTCCCAGATTTACTGGGGTCTATGCCCGAAGGGTTTGTATTGTTTAGTCCATATATTTTAGGGCCAATACCATTATTCGAATAAAGGCCGTAAACCTGTGGGCTAGTCAAAGCACTGCTGTCTTGTATTTGTGTGCGCAAGGTAACACGGGTTCTTTCTATGAATTCTAATCTAGCGTCTCCAAGACCCCCACCAGCTAAATGGTTGCCTTTCCGCAAAACTTCAGCATCCGTTTCGTTACTTGAAAAATTCATTTGATACCCTCTGTAACCTATAAAAAGAGAAGTTCCATTGTGGTTCGGAAAAGTGTTTAAACCATTATTCTGGATAACCCCATACCACGAGTTGTTTCTAGGTTGATCGAGATTCTCATTAGCATTTTCGAATGTCACCGTCCCCTGCCCATTTGTCGGATCTGTAATTGGTGTGTTGTATAAAGTATCATCGTTTGTATTTAGCCCAGTTGTTGAGCTGCAGCTCCAAATCACGCCTAGCCTTATAACTTCCCAGTCATTGCCGAAAGAAAAAGGAGCTTGGTATGAAGTACGAGGTCCGAGAATCAGGCAATTATCTCCAGTCTGTTGTTGTGGGGTTTCTTTTGTTTTTTTGTTGTATATTGTTCCGTTCATTTTTTTATCTATTTATTATTGCTACTAACACACCTCCCTCAAAGGTTTGCATATCCGAGCTGTTTGTTGATTCAAAACTTGATGTTTCTATAGGGGTTTCAAAATCTACTATAGTAATATTAAGGCTGTTACTAACCACAACAGGTAAACCCACCTCAAAATCGATAGATGATATTTTGCTGTCTAGGTCGGGTTTTTTATAATAGGTTACAAAAGAACCGCTTTCGTAATCTGTTTTTGTCTCGTAAAAATCTGCATCTAGATCTTTTAAGAAATTCAACCCTGGTTCTTCATAATCTTCTTCGTAAAAATAAACGTTGTCTTTTTGGGCATAAAAATTTCTAACTCCAGGTATTATATTATTGTATTTAATATCCATAAGCCCAGTGTCAAAGCTTTCAAAATCCTCAAAACAGACACCAGTTGGTTTCGAAAAAAATATGTCATAAAATGTTCTTAGATACTGTACAGTGAGACCTGAGATATCCCCCGTATCCTTTAACACAAATTCTTTTGGTGTTTCTGTGTGATTATATTTAATTTCTGGGTAATCGGTACTATAGAGAACAGCGTCTTTGATAATTGGGTTCCCCGTTGGTATGTTTGCAGAATAACCTTCGTAACTTAAAGAAAATTTATTCGAGCTTCCTGCGGATGAACCTATATTTTGAGATTTTAGTCCAGCGCTTGGCATTTGAATTTCATCAAAATAAGCCCTTTCGGGTTCAAAACTTATTCTGCGCGTTGAGCCTTTAGATCTGTCGTAATTATACTGAAGCTCTGTTAAATTTTCAAACAAAACCCTGTCATAAAGGGATAAACTTACGTCTCTCGAAAACTGGTTGTCCGAGAGTACATATCCAGAAAAATTCTTATATTCTTGACCCATCATTTTTAACCCTGCGGAGAGTTTATGTTTAATGGGTGTTATTATTTTTACGTTTGAGTAATTTTTATCACTCAACTCACTTTTATAACCTAATTCAAAATTAACAGAGTATTTAAAAGTCTCAATTGGAGAATTAAAATCATCCAAAACTATATCCTGATTTATGGATTCCACTAATTCTGGCTTAAAATATTCCTTAACGGAATTTTTTCTTAACTCGGTCGTTGGTGTTAGGTCTCCAAATATCTCCAAATTAAAAGATGTTTTACAGGACTTTCCTACCCCACCATTAATGGAATATTCTGTGATTACCGCGTTGTCAAAATTTATAGCATTTTCTCCATAAATAAACTGCCCCGATAAATTAGTAAACCCAGTAAGGTCTTGAATTAAATCAGGCCCCAAATAATTTGAAGATATTTCACAGCTTGCGGTGTTTGGTTTCCTAGATTTTCTATATAAACCAGCGTTATCCAATAAAAGACCAACTTCTTCTTCTACCGAATTTTTAAAGGACACATTGGTAACCCCAGTTAGCAAGTAGTCTTCTAAAATTATATAACTTTCCTCTGAACCGTTTACCATATTATGGTTTACACTTAGGCATCAAAGGAATAACCCTTATAAGCCACAGATAAGTCAATAAAGTCGCCAGCGCCTATACTTATTTCTTGAGAACTAAGGGATGCGTTGGGAACCGAGTAGGTATTCAGAACGTTGCCTCCTGTATCTGAAATTGAAAATGATATATTTCTATTAAATGATGGGTTTAATGCCAAACCGCTCATTTGTTCGAATTCTTGTTCGGACATTTTCATTTTCGCAGAAGACGAGTGAGTTTCTGGTTGAAAGAACTTTAAAGTCGAAGACTTGATGCTGTCTATTTCATAGGTTGGCTTGACGTCAAAATCAACGGAATAATTAAAATCTGTTATGGGTGAGACTTTCCCATCTACAATTAAGGAGTAAGCATTATTATCTAAATATTTGTTTTCGTAATCTCCGCTCGCTGTGGGTGTCAAAAGAACTTGTGTCGGAGTTAGTTCTCCATATATTTTCATAGTTACAGATATTTTCGGAGAACTTTGGGTTGCTATCGAAATAGAATAATTTGAGATGACTCCTCCGTCGAAATTTAAAGCCTCACCACCATAAACGAATTGGCCAGATAAATTAAGCAAACCCGTCAAGTCTTGAAAAATGTCTTGGTTTATGTAATTTTTAGAAATTTTACATTGTATGGTTTGGGCTTTATTAACTCTTCTATTAATGCCTCTGTTAGATAACAAAACCTCAGTCCCCTCATCTATTGACGACGAAAAAGATATATCCGCTATACCGCTGAGCTTTGTATTCTGTATAATTACCGACGTATCCTGCGAGGCTGAGAACATGGATTATTTTACACTTTTTTAGATATATAGTGATTTCTTTTATTTTTTTTCGCTTTTTAAAATTTTTAGTGTAACACATATCGCCCTATAGCTTAAACGCGTAAGGTTATTATTATACGGTCGTTCAAAACTTTGCCCCGAATTTCTTTAGCGGATTTTCGGGGCTTTTTTGTTGACAATTGTATTTTTGCGCGTATTTTCCTTTAAATGATAATTGAAGAAATACGACACCTACTTGATGACGAAGCCATTATACTTGATGGCCTAGACGAAGCAATTATGGGATATAGCCAAGATGGTTTGCTGATTTACGGCTACGACTTAATGCTCGATCTTTTTATGAAACAAAACGAATGGACACAGCTTGAAGCTGAAGAATGGATTGACTTCAATGTTTTGGGGCTTCTGAATAATGGTTTAGGTTTTGTTGTTTGTTTTTAAATTTTTTTTTTTGCGAAGTAGCTCAGCGGTAGAGCAGGTGACTGTTAATCACTTGGTCGCTGGTTCGATCCCAGCCTTCGCAGCCATTTTAAGCATCCTTAGCTCAATCGGTAGAGCAGTTGACTTTTAATCAATTGGTTCTGGGTTCAAGTCCCAGAGGGTGTACCATTTAAGAGTAACTTTTAATAATAGCTACTACAACGCGATTAGAGATTATATTTTTTTTATATTTTTCGCACTTTCCACTTGGGGTTATAACAAGCATACCATCAGTTGGCGTAAGGTTCTTATATAGAATGTGGTCACCCTTATTTGCGTATATTGTCTTTTCGCTGGCAACCTCATGTTGCATATTTCCGTTCTCACATAGTATTTTGACGGCGTCTGTTTCTGGGGAAGCGAAAAGAGAGAAAGGGATCAGTAAAAAGAGTAGTAACTTGTTCATACTACATGATCGGAAATTCAACTCAAAAAAACATCGAGTAAATCACGTATTTTTTCATCTTTATTTTCGTATTTCGTTGACAAAGCCCCAAAATGCCGTATATTAACCCACAATGTTGAAAGAACAAATACTAGAACTAAAATCAAAAGGTTTGAACCAAAAAGACATAGCGGAAAAACTTGACTGCTCGCCCTCCACAGTTTGTTGGCACTTAAACCCCGAAAAACAGCTAAAAAAATCTCGAGAAAGGAAAAAAAAGATTGCGCCGCACATTGTTAAGCTACAACGCAACATCTCTCGCTTTAATACAAACAAAACAAAAGAAAAACAAAAAAGAGAAACTAAAACGTTGACATTATCAGAGGCTTATGCCAATGTTCGTTCAAGGCTAAAGGATTATGCCAAAAAACATAAATCAGATACAGAAAGGGCTAAAGTGGTAAACATAAAAATAGTAGCGGAAAAATATAACATCACAGAACATAATACTAAGATTATTTGCAGATACACGGGCAAACTGCTCGACTGGACTAGACCAGAAGAATTTCAAATTGATCATATTATTCCCCGCTCCAGGGGTGGAGACAATACAATCGAAAATTTACAAATCATTTCTAAAAAAGCAAATCAAGCAAAAGGCGACATGACTCATGATGAATTCATGGTATTTATGAAGCAATGCTTAAATTATTGCTCCGATAGCTCAGCTGGATAGAGCATCGGTTTTCTAAACCGAGGGCCGCAGGTTCGAGTCCTGCTCGGAGTACCACTTTAAACTTTACAACAGGACCCTTAGCTCAGAGGAAGAGCAAACCACTCATAATGGTTAGGTCGAGATATCGTAATTCTCAGGGTCCACCAATTTAAAAAATATGAAACTAGCAACAGCAACATGGTGCGCTCCATGCAAAACATTAAAAGCCAGAATCGAAAGTTCTGGGGTAAAGGTCGAATTTAAAGATATGGATATTGATCCCAATTTTTTTGCTCAAAATAACATTCGCACAGTACCCACTCTGTTGACGGATGACGGCGAACTTATTTTTGGGGCAAGCGCTATCGCGGAAAGGTTGGGCTTATGAAAATTCAACTAAACCCAGATGAAATAACCGTCTGCCAGATGATTGGCAGGATGAGATCCCTTATTGCTCGAAGTTCGGGCGTTAAGGACGCGAAGATTGGCAACCAAGACGGAAGCGAGGCCGATGTTTTGGGCATGATGGCTGAATACGCATTTGCTAAACTTTTTAATGTTTTTCCTGATTTGGGTTTAACCCCAAGGAGTGGAAGTGAAGACGGGACATATAAAGGTTACAGATACGACATCAAGTCTACAAAATACAAAAAAGGAAGACTTTTAGCCACAACAAAAGTAAATAACGATGTGGACATTTATATCTTAGCTATTGTAGATGGAAGCGAAATTTCATTCCCAGGTTGGGCTTTTAAGAAAGAGTTAATCAAAGATGAGAATTTGGCAGATCTGGGTCATGGCAAAGGATATTGTCTTGAGCAGTCTCAACTCAGGGTTTTTGCG